AGTCTTATTATTTTAAGTTATTTTTTACAGCTTATAATTTTTTTTTCTCGAGATTATTATATAATGCTCGGTGAATTAGGAAGTCTCTTAGATCTTGGCGAACTTATCCGTCGCGTCGTCAAATACTTAGTTGAAGGTATCATGGTAGCAATCGCTGCCTATGCTATCCCAAAACGCTCTCTTAACTTAGATGAAGTTATGCTCATTGCTCTTACGGCAGCTGCAACCTTCTCCATCTTGGACACTTACGTCCCTAGTATGGCGGTTGGTGCCCGTTCCGGTGCCGGTTTTGGTATGGGAGCCAATCTTGTTGGATTCCCTCGTATGTAAATAAATTAGTTTAGTATAATCTTAAAACAAATTATACTTTGCAATTCAAGAAAGGATATTTACTATATAACTTGAATATTGCCTGTTCTTTTGCTTTAGCTTCAATCAATATATCAATTTCAACTCCATATTTTACCGGGATTTCTAATAAGAATTCAGGAATTACTTCAATGTAATCTGAGTGGTGACCGCATCTACCGCTCCCTTGTTCGGAAACATGAAATTTGGGTTTTATACCTCGCCTTTTCCAGCTGTTTAAAATTTCTTCTATATATTCGCTTTCGGGTTTTAGTGTTTCATCAGGATGTAACAAATTATAACAAGTATAGTGATGCGTATCAAATACAATTGGTATATTCACCTTTCTAGATACATAAATGCAATCTTCAATCGAGAAACATTTTTCACAATTTTCAAGTACAAGTCTATTTTGAACAGCCTGGGGTAATCTTTTAAAATTTTCACACCATCTGTCTAGAGTTTTTTGTTTATCGCCATATTTCCCACCACCGTGCACAACCATTACAGAATCTTTTCCCATTTCCATTCTATCCAATACTTCTGCGTGATAACTTAAATCCGAAATGGTTTGGTGAAAACATTTCTCGTTAGGCGTTCCTACTACATTATATTGACCCGGGTGGAACGTGAGTCTATGATTCAGCGATCTAGCATATTTGCCAATTTTTTTAAGCAACTTATCTGCAAAATCCATTGTATAATCTTCTACTTTAGGATTACTTTTATGTGGAAATAACTCACTTGAAATCCGCAAAACTTTAATACCATTTGCTTCATTCCACTGAATTAATTTATAAAGATCCGCAAGGTTTTGTATGATTTTTAATTTAAGTTCGTCTATCCCAAGCTCTTCTATTTTTCTCATTATCATTTTTCTGGAACAGAATATTGGTGGTTTTTGTTCACGCAAGATTGTATTTATGCAACACAATCCTAACTGTACTGATTTGTTCTTAGACATTATTGATTTATGTAAATGCGATATAACTTAGTAGTCGTAGGATAATGTTAGTATAATAAATTTTTTATAATTCAATTTATTATATGAATTGGCTTATAATTTTAATAATCAGTTTTATAATTTGCGGTTTAGTATATATTTTTTATCCTGTAAAAGAATCGATGCGCAGTAAACCCATGCCAAAATTAAATATAGTTTTTTTAGGAGATTATGTACTACATGAGGCAGAATCACAAAAATACCCTTCTCTAAAAGAGATATTTAAAGCAAAATTTCCTTTGGCCAATGTAAAATCATTTACATCAGAATGTAAAACGCTTGAAGAGTTTGAAAAAGAAATAAAGAAAATGTCACCCGGTAAATATAACACAGAAGATACATATTTCTTTTTATCAGTTGGATCAAGTGCTATACATGAAAATTTAATAAATTGTTCAAAAGTATATGATGTTAAACCAACACAAACAAATTCTGGTAAAAGATCTATGTGTTTATCAAGTAAACAAATGGAAAAAAAGTGGATTCCTAAGATACATGATCTAAAAAAAAAATTTAATAAAGCTAAAATAATTATAATAGGAAGTTATTATCCAAAAAAAAAAGAAAATATCAAACTTTGCGGGTCATCTTTGAATTCGGATCAAATGTTGCACGAAAATATAGAATCGTGGAATAATGATATTTCAAAATATGTAAAAGATAAGAAAAATATAACCTTTCTACCATTAGATAATATAATTTCAGATAATGATCTTGAAAAAGATGGAATTACAATAAAACCCAAATCTATAAAAAATTTAGCAAAGATTTTATTTCATGAAATCAAATAGTTGGTACATATTCCCATCTTAATTCAAAACAAATTTTTTTCCATATTTCATCCTGTTCTATTCTTTTTACAGGATCTTTTAACATTGGAAAAAATGGCAGGAATTGTGTTTCTCCTAATAACTCACACATTTTGTATAAAACATAATAGTAATTAAGAAAGTTGACACGATCATCAGGGCAGTGTTTGGCATACGGACGTTGAATATCCATAAATAAACTACAAAGTTTATCTTCTAATTCAGGACTCATTATAGGCGGTTTAATTCCCAATTTATCTTTAATAAATGGTATATGTTCATAGTATTTGTTATAACCTAATTTTTTTAAAATATCTTTTGCTCTTTTATTTGTCATTTGTTTTAAACTGATACGTTCTTTTTTGATTTGTGCTTTTATATTAATAAGAACCTCTTCTGGAATTTGTGTGGTTTCTTTTGCTTGAAATTGAGCAAGAATTTCTCTGAAATGATTAATTCTTTTGTAAGCATAGAAACATACTTCTTTAGGTGGTTCTTTATATGAAGGCTTTTCGTGTTCCACCAAATAAGAAAATCGATTTCCACAATTTTTACATATTAAAACACCTTCATAATCAACGGAAATTAGTTCGCCTTTACAACTTTCACATATATCATGTTTTGTTGTATATTGTGAAATATCAAAAAAGTTTTCATCAATATTTGTTAAATATTTTTGAATGGATGAAAGTTCATCTGATTTATCAGATGTTTTTTCGCTTTTGTTTTTATCAAAAAAAGAATGTAATATTCTAGTTTTATTTTTTCCTTTTGATGTTTTTTTCTTTTTTTCAAAATAATCAAAAACGTGTTCTGCATTATCTAACAAATAATTCTTTTTTTTTGTTTTATTAACTTTTATATCTATCCGTATTTGTCGAAGTTTATCTTCAAGATTTAGACGTTCTTCAATATTTATATTACTTTTTTTTAATTTATTTTTGATTTCTTTCTTTTCTGATAGAAGAGATGGTAATACCGTAAGTTCTGTTGATTTAAACTCTTCCATTTTTTCATGATGTTTACTATCTACTGTAACATTGTTTTTTGTTTTCTTCCCAATTTTTTTTGTTGCTTTGGGTTTGAAAGCGGGCATATATAGAACTATTAATAAAGTATTTAATTTCCTTTTTCAACAAATCTTCTTTTGTGTAGAAATAACTAATCTCTTTTCTCTCCAATTATCAATGGATATTCATGTAAATGACTGTCAGGAAACCACAATTAATCCTATAAAGTTACATAAAATGGTGTTTTTATACAATGCTTTAGAAAATGGATGGACAATTAAAAAAAATAATAATGCATATATTTTTACTAAAAATCATGAAGGTAAAAAAGAAGTATTTTTAGACGATTATCTCAAAGGATTCATGAAGGAGAATTTTGATATGAAAAAAATTTTAGACAATTAATTCGATTAATTAATAGTTTTCTCGTAAAATTTTTTTCTTTAGCAATATTATAACAGAATGGGAGGAGGATTAATGCAACTCGTAGCCTACGGCGCACAAGACGTCTATTTGACCGGTAACCCACAGATCACTTTTTGGAAAGTGACCTACCGCAGACACACTAACTTCGCAATGGAATCTATTGAACAGACCTTTAACGGCCAGGCCGATTTCGGTCGCCGTGTGCAGTGCACTATCTCCAGAAATGGTGATTTGGCATACCGCACCTACCTTCAGGTAACTCTTCCAGAGATTGGCCAGGACTCCTGCTGCAATCCTAAAGAGTGTGACAAGGTTTACGCTCGCTGGTTGGACTACCCAGGTGAGCAGCTCATCTCTATGGTTGAGGTTGAGATTGGTGGCCAGCGCATTGATCGCCAGTATGGTGACTGGATGCACATCTGGAACCAGCTTACCCTTACCGCTGAGCAAGAGCGTGGATACAACAAAATGGTCGGGCAAACAACCCAGCTTACTTACTTAGTTGACCCTTTGTTCGCTGATGTTGACTCTGCCTGTGCCAACAACACTGTCCCAGCTGCCGTCTGCGCACCTCGCAACGCCTTGCCTGAGACTACCTTGTATGTTCCACTTCAGTTTTGGTTTTGCCGTAACCCCGGTTTGGCATTGCCTTTGATTGCCCTTCAGTACCACGAAGTCCGCATCAACCTCGAGCTTCGCCCTTCGGATGAGGTTCTTTTTGCCGTCACCAATCTTGGTGATGATCAATTGGGCCCGGCCAAGCCTAACCCAAAAGCACCAAAAACAGGAACATCTGTTAAGGACGCTGTTTCTTACCAGAAATCCCTTGTTGCTGCATCGCTTTACGTTGATTACGTTTTCCTTGATACTGATGAGCGCAGACGTATGGCCCAAAACCCACACGAGTACCTTATTGAACAGCTTCAGTTTACTGGAGATGAGTCTGTTGGTTCTTCGTCCAACAAAATCAAACTTAATTTCAACCACCCTTGTAAGGAGTTGATCTTTGTTGTTCAGCCAGACTCCAATGTTGATTATTGTTCATCGTTCTTATTGGGAACAAACCTTAACAAAGCTATGGGAGCTCAGCCTTTTAACTACACTGATGCCCTTGATGCTCTTGTTAATTCGATCAATGCATTCTCCGGTCCTTTGGGTACAACGGTAGTCAGTGATGGTAATGGCAAATTCCATACTGATGGAAATGCCGCTTTTATTGACCAGCTTCACGGAGGTATGTTCCAGGATCCTGGAGCCGATTCTAACGCACAGGTTGGAATTCAGTGGGGTCAAAACTTCGATAAAGCCGACCCAGCTAAATGGGGCTACGGTGATCTCGTCGATAAAGGCGAGTCCACGAAAACCGGCGAGTGGTATCCCACTTGCACGGGTCCTGGAATGAATGTTCCTTTCCCAGTCAGTGATATTCCTGATTCAGGTGTTTCTGACGCAGGTGCCTTTGTTCTTGCAGAGACTGCTCTTAACATGCACTGCTGGGGACAGAACCCAGTCGTTACTGCTAAGCTTCAGCTTAACGGACAGGATCGCTTTTCTGAGCGCGAAGGTACCTACTTCGACCTTGTTCAGCCATACCAACACCACACACGCAACCCAAACACCGGAATCAACGTTTACTCGTTCGCACTCCGCCCTGAGGAGCATCAGCCAAGTGGAACCTGCAATATGTCCAGAATTGACAACGCTACTCTTCAGCTTGTCCTTTCTACCAACGCTATTGGAGGTGATGCCACAGCTAAGGTGCGTGTCTACGCCACCAACTACAATGTCCTTCGTGTCATGAGTGGTATGGGTGGTCTTGCATACTCTAATTAAGTTTAAAGATAGCAAACTAATAATCATTATAATATAATAATTCTTATCTAGAAAATTATTATACGCATTTAATATATATGAATAATGGTCTCATCTTAATTGCTGTTCTTTTAATAGTTCTTATTTACTTTGTAATACAAATGCCTAGAAAACATACCGGGCATAAATCTGAAGTGGTTTATGTTAACCGTCAATATCCCATGTGGAATATACCAACGGGATGGGCAAGACCGTTAAGACGCGGATGGGGTCCAAGATTTAGAAGAGGTCCTCGACACCGTCGTAGATTTTATTTCTAAAAATATTCTTATATATTATAAATGAATCTAGTGGATACATTAATAATATTAGTTCTCGTATTAATTCTCATTGTAATTGTTTATAATCTCTTTGCTCACGGTAAAGATTTAGCCATTTTTCCAAATAAAAGATACAAACGAAATAAGAAAAGAAGAGCAGAAGATCACTATCCAGGATCAATAGATGATGATTATGATTCGGATTATGATTCGGATTATGATTCCGACTATGACGATGAATCGTCTCACGTCAGAAAAAATAAACACAAAACTAAACATAAGCAACATAAAATTACTCCAGGTCATATAGCATATTATGTATCTAATCATATGCCCACTCAATAAGTAATCAAAAAAATTGAATCTAAATATATTTTGTAAGTTTATTACAAACTACATTAACAATATCAACTATCCATATGATGAGGGCGTTGTGTTTTAAACCACAAAGTACACCGTGCAGAAAAATATCTGATTTAAAATCCGAAGAAAATATAGAAATGCGCAAATTAAATGACAACTTTTAT